TGCTCCGGGGAAAAGAAGAGGAGCAAGATGCTTAAAAAATATTTTCAGTTTGCAGGCCTTGGCTTTTGGGAGACAAGAAATGGTATTTGCCCAGAGGGGAGAAGGTTCTTGCCCTTACCCTCTGATGCCCTTGCGAAGCATCGGAAAAGACGCAAACGTAAGAATCAGATATCACGAAAGTCAAGGGCTGCGAATAGGCGCAGGCACTAAAAAAAGGAGACCGATCATGGTAAACAACAAATCACCCGCACACCTGGGCGTCCCAATGACCGGAGGACCGATCAACATCCCGATCGCGGAGCTGGTTTATATTAAATGCCCGGTTTGCGGCAGTATTTTATTCGACCAGGCTTTTAAGATGGGCATTATCAGTAAGCTCCATCCGTCAAATCCAACAAAACAAGACCAGCTCGTGAGAATGGAAGTTTTAAACACAACCCGATGCAGAATCTGTAAGGAGCGCTTTGGAGTTCCGAAAGAGGAGGTTAAAAACGATGACGACAAAATACCGAAGGATTCTATCCCGGCCGAAGCCACCGACCCGTGAGGAGCTTAATATCTACATGGCGCGGATCGCGACGCTGGGGCAGGTTGATCATTACCGATTCTCGTCCGGATTAAGATCGATGCTGGTAACCGGCGTGATTTTTTTACTGGTTGCGGGCGGCCTGTTTCTGTGGGCGGCGGGAATATGAGCTTATTGTGGTGGTTTTTGATCGGCTGGGCGCTGTTGCTGGTCATATATGTTTGGCTGAAGATGAGGAGACAACAAAAACCCAACTTAAAGAGGCTGCTAAAATGATCAGCATCACGATCCCAGGCGCTAAGAAGGGATGACATATCAAAACATGCGACCAACTGAAAGAACACTTAGAGAGCTTAAACTGCACGGCTTTAGGTGCTGTGTCGTGGAAAGGTGGAACCCTTACGGCGGCCCTTTGATAAAAGAGAAATGCCCTATTTGCGAAAGGGGTCCGAGCCACCAGGGAATCCGCCAAGACCTTTTTGGAATAATTGACGTCCTGGCCATCTCTGAATCCGGGATTGTCGGGATTCAATGCTGTTCGGGGTCCGGGTATCAAAAACACATTCGGAAAATGCTCATTGAGAAAGCTCAGGTCACGCTGGATTGGTTATCAACGCCGGGGTGTGCTCTTGAGTTATGGGCTTGGCGAAAGGTCAAGGTAAAGCGCGGTGGCAAGGCTGTGGTCTGGAGGCCGAGGATTAAAATAATCGAAAAGGAGGATGTCAAATGACCACCCCCCTCCCCTGGCTCGCCGGCTGGAAAAGAATCGGCAATTTTATCGGAGTCACAGACCGAAAGACTCTCAAAAAATACAAGAGGAAATTCGGCCTCCCGATCCGACGACTTCCCGGAGGCCGACCAGTTGCGATACCGGAGGAGCTTACCGCCTGGCTGATTGAGTTTGGCGAGCGCTGCAAGAAGGCGGAGGGGAAGAAATGATGATTTTAAAAAACCCATCAGCAGGTGATATTTTACATTATATGGGGAAGGGGTTCAAGGTTACAAAGGTCGAGCCTCTCCCCCAAAAGCGTTTTCTTATGGACGAGCGCGGCTTGCGCTTAGAATTTATTAAACAACGAAAGGAGTTTATTATGGAAACAGCAGCAACACCAGAAGCAAGAATATTAAAGCATTTGGAGCTCAGCAATGAAATCGAGAGCATGGGTAAGGTTATTCATATGTTAAAAAAATTAATATTAGAAATTACCGGGGAGGCGCCGGCCGATGAAGTAAAGTCAGAAGTAGCACCCCCACAACCGAGCCTATTAGATCTATTAAATCAAGGCTCCGGGCGATTAATTAAACACAGAGAAGAAGCATTGGAGAAAATACAAACGATCAGAGAGCTTATTTTATAGCTTACCCCTCGGGCGTCAATCACCTCCTTTTGGCGCCCGTCACTAGCCCGCGAGCAATAAGCTCGGCCTGACTGCACCGAGCGCTCGCGGGCCTTCCCCAACAAACTACCCCTAACCACCCCCTAGCCACCCCCTAACCACCCCCTAGCCACCCCCTAACCACCCCCCCAACCCGTTTGACACAATGATATCGGTGAGTTACGCTCTTTTTTAATATGAGCGACCTCACCCAAAAAGAGCTTGAAACCATCGGCCAGGAGTCCGGAGAGGCTGCCAGGAGCCAGATGTTGGCGGCTTTTAAGCGGCGCAAGATAACTCCTGACCTGGTAGCGCTCAGGCTTAAGCAGCTGATGAACTGGAAAGAGACCAAGTTTTTCCAGTACGAGGGCTCGGTGATCGAGAGCGATAAATACAGGTCTGGCGGAATCATTATGAAAGCCACCGCGCTGGTAGCTGACATCTTCGGTGCACGGGCTCCCGAGAAAGTCGACCATGATCACCAGGTGACGATCTTACGTCCGGACCCGATCGAGAAGAGGGACAAATGAGCGAGGCAGCCCTCCAGCAGGAAGTCAAAGAATACCATCCCATCCCGACGCTTAAAATGTTCCACGAGAGCCCGGCACAGATCCGAGGGTGCGTTGGCTCGGTCGGATCCGGCAAGACGACCGCCGCCGCCTGGGAGCTTTGCTACTATCTGCCGTGGATGCTGTGGGAGCAATACGGGTTTAAAAAAACTAAATGGGTGATTGTCCGGAACACATTTCCTGAACTGATAGACACAACCCAGAGAACCCTCTTTGACTGGTTCGACTGGGGAATCCCCAAGGTCCAGCGCAACAATTATTATCTTAATTACCCAGATGGTCCTCAGCTTGAGATTTTGTTTAGGTCTTGTGACAATCCGAAACATATCAAACAATTTAAGAGCCTGGAAGTAACCGGTTACTGGATCGACGAATCCATTGAGGTGCCTGGCGCAGTGAAAAGGATGCTCAAGACTCGTATAGGCCGCCATCCCTCCGCAAAACAGGCTATCAGGTGGTATAAGAACAAAATTGGCAAGCTCCCCGATGATTGGATTGCTGCCATTGAGGCGGGAGAGCCCATTGAACTCCCACGATTTGGCATTGAGACCACAAACCCGCCTGACATCGAGCATGAAACATATTTCCAGTTCAAGTGGATGACCGAAGTTCCCGGTCCGATCCCGCCCAAACTTCCATTGAAAAACCATGAAGGGTTCTGGCAGCCGCCCAGGGAAAACGAGCAGAATCTCCGCAAAGGTTACTATGAGGATATGATTGAGGACTTCCGGGACACTCCAGACTGGATCGATATGTATGTCGACGGCAAACCTGGGATGCTGATCCAAGGCAAGGTTGTTTACAGCAAGTTTATCAAAGCAATGCACGTCGCAAAGGAGCCCCTGATCTGGTCTAAGGGTTCCATTTATCGAGGCTGGGACAATTCCGGCAACTCCCCGGCCTGTGTGGTTGTCCAGGAGCCTAACACGATGGAGATCCAGGTGCTCCACGAGTTCCACTCCGACAAGCTTGGCATCGTCGATTTCACCGAAATGGTCGTCGCTGAATGTAACCAACTCTATCCCGACGCAAAGTGGATGGACTGGGCGGATCCGGCCGGCGAGAATCAATATTCAAAACGTGAGGGCGGATTTACGTCTAACGCGCAGCTGATGAGAGAGACGTGCCGCGTTGATGTTATCCCCTCTGACAATAACTGGGAGGCTCGCAAAGAAGGGGTCAACCGGTCTCTTGGGCGAATCAACGGCTTGTTGATAGATCCCGGCTGTATACGGCTTATCAACGGCTTTGTTGGAGGGTACCATTACCCTGAGATCGGGAATACCGGCGTATTCAGCGATAAGCCTGAAAAGAACAGATTCTCACACGTCCACGACTCGCTCCAGTACGTTTTACTCAAGCTGATACAGTCGACCAGGGCGAACGAAAAGAACGCGCTCAACGAACATCTGCGCGAACAATACATCAATCAAAGAGACGCAGCCGCTGTATAGCTGTATTGCTTTTAACCAGAACCTCAGCAAGGAGAATAAACCATGAATATCGATTGGTTAGTAAACATGATAGCGGGATCACAGTCGCAACGAGTGCATCGCAAGATTCTTGACCAATTAATCGCAGATCTAAACGCAAGCAAGGCGGTATTTGACACTCATACCCATCAGATCGAGGCGATCTTGGACATGGGTCTGTCAAAAGCTGGATTGGCTATCCACGGGTCAGCCAAAGAGAATGTATTGACAGCTAATGTGTTTGAGTTCGCAATCGCGGGTATATGCTACACGCTTGCGGCCCAGGGCTCGATTGATATCTCAGCGCTGCCCTTTACCCCAACCGAGCTGGACACGGCCAAGCAGCGTATTTACTTACTGCACGTCACAAGCGGCGGCACGATTGATATCACAGAAGGTGCCGACCATGCCAGCGCGGCAGTTGTGCCAGCTACACCGGCTGGGAAGGCGGCCTTTGGGTATATCAAGATCGTCAACGCCACTGGCTCGGGATTCACCATTGGCACAACGGATATGGATATCGGCAACATCACGGAAACCTATATCGATTTGATCGGCAACGCCGGCGGCGGGCAGGAGTTGATTGCCAGTAAGCCCGGGTCAGACGCTCAAGAGGTAGCTCAGGGGACGGCTGTTGTGCTGACGCAGAGTTTGACGACATAATGAAATGGCTAATTGTCCATCTGCTTTTGATCCCATTGTGCCTCCGCAATATGAAGGCCCGCCACGCCGGCAAACTGCCCGATCGATGGTACTGGGGAGAGAAACTGATTGTAAGGTGGGGGTACACTGGAGACTTGCTCCACAACAAATCCGGGAACCTCCGGTACACAACAGAGGATGGTGTAAGGTGATCCGAGTCCTCTACCTCAAGAACGTCGAGGCCGGCAAGGTCGTCGCTGGGAATCCGGCGAGAGAGATTAGGTAATGCCCGATAACGAAGAAACCATAGAAGAAACGCCCGGCACCTCAGAAGCCATGAGCTGGGACGATATCCAGCTCCTGGCAGTAGCAGAGGTCGACGCTGCAAAGAAATACGTCGAGCAGAACCGCTCGATCGATCGCACAGCTCGATGGGACCGGTATTATGGCCGCCCGCTCGGCAATGAGATGAAGGGGCGCTCCAAGTACATCTCTCGAGACGTCATGGACACGATCGAGTGGGTGATGCCATACTTCATCCGGCAGTTTACCTCTACCGACCCAAAAATTGATATTACCATCGAGGGGCAGGAGCCGTATGTTGGCAAGGCGCTGATGAGCAAGATCCAGACCGACCTATCCAGCACAGAAGATACGAGCATGTTCCTTTTGTTTTACCAATGGTTCAAAGACTCCCTCGTATCCGACACAGCGTTTGTCAAGCCGCACTGGGAGCTGGATCACGAGATCAAAGTTATGACCTGGCCTCAACTTCCGGCGGAGCAAATGAAACAGCTCATGGACGATCCGGATGTCGAGGTTGTGAGCTTCGACGAAGGCGCAAGCCCCCTTGGAGGGGTGTTCACGAATGTTAAAACCAGGATCAAATCGGTCAAAAAGAGCGGTCTTGCTGCAAGCAATATACCATTTTGGGAGTTTATCTGTGGGAAAGACGCAACTCACATCAACGACGAGCACGGCAAGGGTCATGTGACCCCCGTTACCCTGGACTACCTTAACCGGATTAACCGGGGCCGGGGCGGCGAGTATTTCAAGCACCTGAACGATATCTTCGAGGACGCAGAACAGCCCCGCACACTAAGCGTCGACCCTCTTGATCATGGCCAAGCCGAAAAGGAGGCCTACACTCAGGAGTCAACCATACCATATGGCGATACAGCGCCTAAGAAGGGAGCGGCCGGTGAAATCAAGCTGACCGAATGGTTTTCCCGGATGGACACAGAGGGTACCGGCTATCTGCAGGACGTCGTTGTATGGCTGGCCAACGACACTATGATTCGCTGGGAGGATAACACCGAGGGCATGATCGCCATGTGCGCTTTGAGCCCGATTATCGACTGCTACAAGCTGTTCGGGACCGCACTGGCAGATTTGTTGACGGACATCCAGAATCTTAAAACCATGATCGTCCGCCGGATACTTGATAATTTCGATTTCACCAACCTTGGGGTCTGGCTGACATCTGATTCGAGCATCGATGTCAACAAGCTGATGACTCACGTCCCCGGCGATGTAATTCGCATCACGCAAAAAGGGAGTACCGAGAAGGTATCCGCCGAGCCGTTCGACTCTTCCGTTCTTAATTTGCTTGAATGGGTCGACACGGCCAAAGAAAACAGGACCGGCGTTTCGTCTAGACAGGGATCTTTCGGCACTACCCCCGAGCACAAAACCCTGGGCGGTATGAAGATGCTGCAAAATGCCATGATGGGCCGCCTAGAGCTGATTGCTCGTATATTTGCGGAGACCGGCATTAAAGATTTTTATATGAAATGCACCAAGCTGTATCAGATCTACATGCGTAAGCCGTTCAAGGCCAAGGTTAAAGGCCAGTGGGTCGGGATCAGTCGAGAACAGATCCAGGGCCGTGTAGTATGCACCGTCAATATGGGGATCGAGGCCGAGGTCGGGATGTTCGAGGCTCAGAAGATCGAGCGGATTGCAGAGTTTTTGACAAATCTCAACCAGCAATTCCCGGGTATCTTAGGCTTACAACAGGTCCACAATATGGCCGACAGGCACACTCTCAGCATGGGGTTTAAACAGACCGATGATTTCGTTCCGGGCCTCAAGCAGTTTGCAAAGATTCTAAAGCAAGCACGCGATAACCAGGGAGCGGCCGCGCAGGCCGAAGGGGAAGCGGCGCAGATGGAGGCTCAAATCAAACAAGGCGAGCTCCAACTCAAGGGCGCTGAATTGCAACTGAAAGAGTCGGAGATCAAGCTGAAAGTTGAAGAGTTGCGGATGAAATCCGCTGTTGAGCACGGCAAGCTGGAGACCGAGGACCGCAAGCTGACGGCCGAGACTATGCTGACCGAGGCGGACATCAACCTCAAGCGCACGCTCGCGGCCATAGATACGAAACTAAAACTCATAGGAATACAACGTGACAGAGAACCCCAGGTCAACCTCTAACGAGGATAAAGAGCAGTCGGAATACAGCGCCAAGGTAATGAATGCCGGCGTTGAAGCGAAAGCGCTGCTATCGCATCCGATGTTTGCCCGTTTTTTCTCTGTGCAGGCAGCGGATGCCGTCAACGCCTTTGCTAACTTGCCGGACGATGCAGGCCTGGAGAGCTATAAAGCCGTGCACTTACGGTTTAAAGCGATTAATGCCCTCAAGGCCGAGCTCGAATTGTATGTACTGAAGGCCCATGACGTGGAACTGCAACTTAAAAGAGAGGATGAGGACATCGTCAACGCCAAAATATAACTAAAACAGGGGCTTGCGAGCAGCCGAACACTGCCCTTTTTTTGTTGCCCCACAACAGAGACGGAGGAACACCGCATGGAAAAAGAGATCAAAGAGGGACACGAACCCGAAAAGGACGCTTTCGAGATGTCAGCCGAAGAGTTCAGCGACGAGCTCGACAAGGTCGTTGATACCGACGAACCGACTGACGACAAAATCGAAACCGATACCGACAAGCCCGGGGGAGACGCCGATAAAATAGACACAAAAACACCTGACGAATCGACGAAGCCCGCCGCTGAGGACACGAAACTCCCAGCTGACGACACACCAAAGGAGGGCGACGACAAGCAGGTGGAGATCACGCACAACGGGGTGGTCCATAAGATCACTACAGCAAAGGCGCTGGAGCTCGCTCAGAAGGGGTTTGACTATGACACAAAAGTCGGCCCTCACGGCCGGCTGGTACAGTTGATCACATCGCGTCCGGAGATTGCCAAGCTCGTACACGACCATGTTGTCGGCAACGTCACCGGACCGCAGGCCTCCGGCAAGGGCAACCAGCCGGAGCCCGAGAAGATCAAGTTCAAGCCGCTATCTGAGTACGATGGCGACACCGGCACCGAGGAATGGCTAACGGACAATATTAAAATAGCTTTAGCCTCTCAGCCAAAGCCCGTGGCGCCCGTAGCGCCCACAGCTCCCAGAACGAACGTCGATCCCATGGTTGATCGCAACCCGGATCGTCTTGCCAAGCTCCTTTTCGACCACGACCCGACTGGCTTCGGGCAGGTCGCACCCCGTTTGGCAGAAGCATACGAAAACCTAACCGTAAAGCGCTCCAAAGAGATTGGGAGCTCTTACGCGGAACTTCAAACATTTTACGACGAGGTCAAGGCCCAGGAAACGCCATCCACTTCACCGCCAGCTAATCCGCCGGCAACGCCGTCTTTTCGGGTTAAACCCGGAGGCGGAGCGTCTGCTCGCGATGCCGATCAATCTGCTCACGCGTGGGAACTCCCCAAGAAGGACTTTGATGCGATACTGGAGAAGGCCAAGGGCTATTGATCTCGATAAAAGGAGATTAAATCATGCCATTACTTACAACCACGTCAGACATACCCGTTAACATTCAGGGGTATTACGACAGAAATATTTTAGATAACGCAGTGCCGTATCTGATACACGATCGTTTTGGTCAGACCCGGCCGGTCCCGAAGAACAAAGGGGATCAAATAACCTTCAGGCGCATGGGCGCTTTGGAAGCTGCGACAACGAAGTTGGTTGAGGGGATCACGCCTACCGGGAAAAAGCTATCCAGTACCGAGATCGTCGCGTACCTCGCGGAGTATGGAGACTACGTCACGCTCACGAAGTGGTTCAATATGACCAATTTGGACGGGAATCTGCTCGGAGCCGGGGAGGTCCAGGGGAATCAAGCCGGGGATACGGCTGACCTGGTCATCCGCACTGGGATAATCTCAGGCACATCAGTACGACGTGCTGCAGGCGTAGCTTCGAGAGGAGCCATTGCCACCGCTTTTTCGGACGCTGATGTCGCCGCCATTGTTCGCACGCTCGAAGGTAATAACGCGAAATTTATCCACAAAGCAATTTACGGGGGCGTCAAGGTCAACACGTACCCGATACGAAAGTGCTTCCCCTGCATCACACACACCGATAATCGCTATGACATCGAGCGTTTGACCGGCTTCAAGAGCGTTGAGGAATACGCTAGTCAGAAAAACGTGATGGAGGAAGAGATCGGGACCGTCGGCAACCTCCGCTTTCTTACCACAACCAATGCCAAGATCTGGCCTTCCGTCGGTATCGCAGTCGGATCCACCGGGCTCAAGGCTATCGATAGCACCAACATCGACGTCTATTCCACATTGGTCCTGGCCAAGGACGCCTACGGGATCACCCCGCTGGGAAAACGCAACATCTCCCACATCATTAAAAAGTTCGGCTCTGGAGACGACCCCTTGAACCAGAGAGGGACCTCCGGCTGGATCTTTGCGCTTGTGAGCAAGATTTTGAACGATGATTTTATCATCCGCGCCGAGCATGGAGTGACAGACCTTTAACCAACCACCTAACCTATAGAAGCCGGCCCGGGTACGTTTATAAACCCGAGGCCGGGGAGGATTAAAAAATGAGTCAATTCAGATGTATAAACGTACCAATGATGGACACAAAAGATACTTTCATTCACCTGGGATTCGTCCCGGGGAAAGTCGTCATCACAAACCAAAACGACGGAGTAGAGAACGTCTGGTTTATGGGCATGGTCATGGATGCCGGGCTTGAGAGAGTCGCTGCAGGGGACCGGACCCTCAGAACAGACAAGGGGATCTCCCTTTGTCGGTTCACCGAAAAACCAGCCAAAACAACTTCAGACCCGGCAGCTGTGGCCGCATACGAGTTCTGGAAAGCAAACGGGATCAAAATTCATTCCGACTTTGTGGGGCTGGCTGACGACATCCTGTTCAATGTCATGGCATACGAAGCTACCGACTTAATCGTCGGGCCTTGCGTTCATGACGGAACCACCAACGGCGCTTATAAAGTCACTGACAAGGACGTCGACTTTCTGGCCTGCCAGGTTTCGTCCGGTCATATCGTTTACAACCAGACCAACGGCAATATCGGGTTCGTCGGGTCTCTGTCGAAGTTCGAAGGGACAAACATTTACAACACGATCAACTGTGTTGATAGCAACGGCGCCGATTTGACCGCAGCCGATTTTGACACGAGCGATGTGTTTTTTGTCTACCCGCCGAATGTTTGCTACCCAAGAGGCGATCTCGGGTACATGACCTAAGCAATCAACACTCAACCCAGAGCCCCGCTTGTCACCGGCGGGGCTTAAAAGGAGAACAAGAAATGGCTGACGACAAAAAAAAAGAGACACCGCAAAAACAACAGCACGCGGATCCTGCGACAATCAAATGCAGGGTCCACCGGCTGAATTGCGACCCGACAAACGCAAAGGTCCCCATCACCGTCAACGCAGTGGGACGCCCAAACGGAAAAAAGATCTTTGCTCCCGGGTCGATGGTCACTCTCTCCCAGGCCCAAGTTAACAACCTGGTAGACGCGGTTGGCGAGTTTGTGATCCCGATTCAAGAGGACAGTGCGATCTACGAGAGTTTGAACCCACTGAAAGCTGCACAGAATCAATACCCGGACCACAAGATTAGCAGAGACCCGACTACGGGTGTCATCACCGCAACCAAACTGGAACCCCATTACTCCATCGAACGCGAAGCCCCCGGAGGCACTCCATGAAGAAATTTATATTATTCCTGACCCTTGTGGCCTTCCTGGTCATACCTGCGAAGGCCCTGGCTGTCGAG